CTCAAGTGTAATGCTTGTGCCATTGTAATATGTCCAGTTTTTGATGGGCTCGTTATGGAACGAGCTCCTTCTTTATACCGGATAACAATGCACACTTACAGTACTACTTGAAACCACTACAGGGGACAATCCAATGAGAGAGTACATTTGTACAACTACACTTGAATTAATGCCCGGTGCTCAATACGCTTATGAACGCCGCGTTGTAAGACAACGCTTTGCTTCAGAGGGCGACGGGTTTACCGTTGCACTCGAGAAGTTCGCTCATAACCTTATGGTCTCTCTAGACCATAAACAATTTAAACCAGTTCTCGGCTTTCACCGCAAATCCGGTTCCGCACTCCCCAAGTTCTTTGGTTCGGCGTTAGAATCGATATTTGAAAAAGACGGGAAAATGAAACAGTTGCCAGCTGACGTACTCCCTTGGGTACAGATCGTTCGGCATATCCTCCAAGTATGTTTGGTTTTCAAGAAATTTGAAGCCGACCCAACTGACGAGATGAAAGACGCGTCTTATACTGCCTTTTTGGAAGTACAAAATGTTCTCAAATCCCGTCGTGACAGTGGTTTCTACACCAACCTATACTCCCACCCTGCACTCCCTCACGCTAAGGCCTTTATAGAAAAGGCTATCAGTGGAGCTGACTTTACAGTTGGCAGATTTGGTCCAGGCACTAATTTACAGGGTGTCAATCCTCAAATGCTCCGCGAACACATGATCAAGCCGTGGGCCTTCCCACCACTGTCCCGTGCAAGAGATCTTGCTGGTAAGTGCGCTCGATCGATATTCCGTGAGCCCTTCGCCGATGCGTTGTTTGAAGAGAATCGCACATTCATCTCTGGTGAGACTTTATCTGTATCCTATCCAGATCTCTCCGACTCCAACTATCGCACTCGCGGTAATTGGGACCCTCGCCTATGTTCTTTTGGCGATTATAACGATAATCAGATAGCTGCTATGATAGCAGTACCTAAAACCCGTTATAAAGCCAGACTTATAGGAAAAATGCACACCGACTACGTCTACCTGCAATCTTGTATTGCAACCGGTCTACGTAACGCAATGATGCGGAATTTTCCAGAAGTTTTTCCATTAAAAGATCAGACTATTCCCTCTTTACGGGCAATCTTGTCGTCTGTTTCCGGTAGTTGGGCTACGCTTGACTTATCGGCCGCATCAGATTGGCTAGCCTGTGATCTGGTGGATCTTTTATTCCCTATAGAACTCTTGGAACTTTTACTAGACACCCGTGCGAAACGTGTTCGCATCAAGAAGGATGGCGTAGAAAAGGAGTACTATACCTTTAGTTATGGCCAGATGGGTGACGGAACTACTTTTATCGTTCTATCACTTGTTGTAGCTGCCTTGACATATGGCGCGATTATGATTCACCCCTCGAACCCTCAGAAAGCTGAGTTGGTTATTTATGGTGATGACGATCAAGTCCCCGATGAGTATGCGCCTATTGTAATCCGTACGCTCGAAGAATTTGGGCTTGTTGTGAATACCGAAAAATCGTACTACCAATCTGGTGGACATTTTCGAGAATCATGTGACGGCTGGGGTGCTTTTGGGCACTCAGTAAAACCTGTTTGGATAAAATCTTACCCAAATGCGGCTTCCGTTGAAAGCTTAACTTCTTCCTTAGCTAGTGCTAGAGCATTAGATAGTAGAGGCTATACTGTTGCGGCAGAGACTTTGTACCAACTTATTGAAAAAGAACTCGGGTTTAAGATGCCCTTGGCTCACTCGTCAGATAAGTTTTTTGGTAGGTTTCGTCGTAACAAACATACACTCCGATATGTCGCTGAATCAGGTCTAAAAAAGTTGCCTGTCTGGCGATCGCGTTCCACTTCCTACTCGACTTCTTTTATTGGTGACTTTCTTAATGCCGTCGATAGCCATCAGGACGATGACTTCTGGCGAGACAAGAAAGCGGCGATTCGAGAGTTAGCTGGTTTTAAATTAGTTTCTGTTAAGAAGCTAGGTTTGGTTGAGCAGCTTTCCGAGTACAATATCCTGTTCGCTCCTTGGAGTCGAG